TTTTTGGGTTTTGGATAAATTAAGTACAAATTATATTATAAAATTTCTTAGGGGGATATACCCTTATCCACGTTACACCCGCCCCCCTACCCCCCCCCCTCTGTGTTTTACAATACTTTTACAGATTGTCAAATTATCTCTTGACAAGACTAAACTTTTATGCTGTAGTTTAGACTAGTATAGGGGCTTGACATATATCGTTTTATATTGTATGATTGTGCAATCATGTCTATATTATACCATAACATGTCAAGTACGAAGGGCAGGCGTGACGTGGATAAATGTATATACCCCTAAGAAATTTTTATATATAATTTGTACATTATGTATCACAAAGCCATAGAGACAGAGTATCTATTAAAATAGGATTGATGAGTAAAATAAAAACCCCTAGAGTTATCTAGGAGCTTTCGCTATAAAATTCTATTCACATCCTTCACAGATATTTGCATCCGCAGGGTCAATTATATCTGGGACATGAACTGTGATTCTTGGAGATTCTTTTTCTAATTCATCTGATATATGTTATTATTGTTACATTATAAATTTCGCCAACAATAGTTAATAAAGCTTTATATTATTAACCCAAGTAATAGAATGTTAAAAGCCTATCACCAAAGGGTATAAGTTTATTACCTGATATGGATTACAGTAAAGTAATCTAATTGTTGTCTCTCAATCATATCTCATCCCCACTATCGAAGGAAGCTCGTCGAGCTATTCGTTAACATTACACCCCAGGGAATCTACTAGTAAAGGTGTAAGTGGTCTTATTAACCCAAGCATAGGGAATGCTGTCCCTAACATCAGTTATAAGTCATATCATTTAAATTGGCATCCAATAGAGGGCTGATATGTTCGCCTACCTCATCTATCAGAACTTTATTATAGCATATATTTTTAAAAAATGCAAGTGTGTTATTATATTGACTTTTTATAGATTATATGGTACAATAGTATTACATTATGAATACTAAAAAAAGAGGAAGACCTGTACGGGCAATATCTAAACTTAATAAGGATGGTTCTATTGACAAGAGATTTAGTGTACCTGGAAAAAAGAAAGATGAGAGAATTTTATCTCGTGAGCAAGAAGCAGAGTTATTTAAACATTTGATAGACAAGACTGCAATAGAAGCTGCTGAAGCTATGGGTATTACTGACAGATATGAAACCAATGCTTCTATTAGAATATATGTTTTTAATGTTGTAAGAAGAATTAAGAAGGCTCCTGAATTATGGGGTATATCAAAAGATGCAGTGGACATGGTACAAAAAGCTCTTGACTCTCGTGCTGTTGTTAAATCTTCGCAGGTTATTAAAGAAAAACAAAGAGAAGAATTTAAAGATAGACTTGAAGTTATTAGAGATACTGCTGCTGATATTTTAACTAAAAAACTTGCTATAATAAATAAAAATAAAAATACTCTTGATGGCGTTAAGCTTAAAGATATAAGTGATATAATGAAGGACGCATATCAAAGTATCAGACTTATTAAAGGTGAATCAACTGATAATGTTATTCATTATTCTAAAGTTGATTTAGATAAAGTTACACCAGAAGAAGCAATGAATCTTATTTTAAAAGCTAGGGAGAATTTAATAGAATCTAAAAAATAAAAATATGGAAGAACAAGTTGAAGAAAAAGTGGAGCAAAAAAATGAAACTTTAGGATGGGAATTAAATGGAGATTACTATGAAAAGACTGTACCTATATGTAATCAAAACGGAGAAGTTACTAGTGAAGAGTTGTTGAAAATTCATAAAGATGAAGCACCATGGATGAAGAAGTAGTAGAATATGGTATTCCTGTATTAGAAGAAGTTTTAGATGAAAGACAAGCTGATAAGGTTAAGGAATATTTAAATTCTGATATATATAAAGAAAAGATAATAAAGAGACTTCAAATACATGATGCGTGTGAGAGGTCTGTTGAAGCACGGGCTCATACATGGAGACTTTGTGCTCGTGATGATAATCCAGCAGAAGGTGCTATATTTTTTATAGAAAACTTTTTATGGACACTAAACCCTAAAGAAGAACCAAGACACTTCCCTTTTATTTTGTTTGAGTTTCAAAAAAGAGCAGTGAGAGAAGTTATAGACCACATAGATAATGGTAAAGATTTACTTATTGAAAAGTCTCGTGAGATGGGAATGTCATGGTTATTGTTTTCAGCTATTTCAATTTGGTATTGGTTGTTTAGAGAAGGTGTAAACATGCTTGAAGGTTCTTATAAAGAAGCGTTAGTTGATAACAGAACTGTTGATTCACTACTTGGTAAGGTTGATTATAACTTAGAGCAATTACCTAAATGGTTACTTCCAAAAGATTTTAATCCAAAAAAGAATAGAACTTTTATGAAGCTGTATAATCCTGATAATGGTAATCTTATCACTGGAGATTCCATGAACCCAAACTTCGGTCGTGGGGCTCGTAAAACAGTTATATTTTTTGATGAGCTTGGTTTCTGGCAATATGCAAAAGATGCATGGGAATCATGTCGTGATACTACGAACTGTCGTATCTGTGTTTCAACACCTAACGGATATGATTACTTTAAGATGCTTAGAGATTCAGGTATTGATGTTTTAACGCTACACTGGAGAGAGCATCCTTTTAAGGATGATGAGTGGTATAGACTTCAATGTCAAAGAGCTACACCAGAAGAAATTGCACAGGAATTAGATATTAGTTATAATAAATCTAAGACTGGAAGAGTATATCCTGAATGGTCTGAAGAAAATGTACAAGTTGGTTTATATGAATATGACCCAGATTTACCTTTGTATATTTCATGGGACTTTGGTAAATCTGATGATACTGCAATAATATGGGCTCAACCAGGAAGAGATGGTTTAAGAATAATTGACACATATAGAAACACTGGAAAGAATATAGACTTCTATGTTCCATTTATTAATGGATTTATGACTGGTGAAAACAAATATGAATATAAACCAGAAGATATAGAAATTATATATAATCACAAAGAATGGAAAAATGCAACACACTTTGGAGACCCTGCTGGTAGATTCCAAAATGGGGTAACAGATGATACTGTTGTGAGTGTATTAAAAAGATATGGAATTATAATAAATTTTAAAGAAAACTGGAAAGAGTTTAGAGTTCGTAAATCTGCACTAAAGAGATTGATAATGGATGGTATTCTACTTAATGATAATGATAGAACTAAATATTTTAACACATGTATGATTCAAGCTGGTTATCCATCTGTTAAAGTTAATGGTGTTGGAATGATTAAAAGTGAAAAACCAAAACATGATTTTACATCTCACTACAGAAGTTCATTTGAATATATGGCTCTTGGGATAGAAGATTTATTAAATAATAAAAATAAAGGAAATCGTGTTTACGATAAGTTTAAGAAAAAAGAATCTACTAGAAATAATGCCTGGGGTTCAAGACGGGCTGTAAAATATTAATTATGAAAGAATATCGAATCACAAAAATTATATTTGCAAAGAATTTTGCAGATGCATTAAAGAAAGAAAAAGAAGCAGAAATTGTTGATATGTGCTTAAATGAAGAAGTAAGTCAAGATATTATAAAAAGTAAATTAGGTTTTAAGAATGAAAATAATTAATGAGGGAAATTATTGGTTTAAACGATTCCAAAAAGATTGTAAAAAAATATCTCCAGCTATACATTTTAAAAGAATAAAATATGGTTATTATCGTATCTACTGGATGGGTCATGGAGAGAATGCGTATCTCGGAGAGTGCACAAAAGAGATGCCTATTATTGGATATGATATATATGAAAACGATATAAGACTTGAATCACAGAAATATTTTGAGGAATATGAAGACCAGATAGAATTAACAAAAAAAATAAAGAACTTTGTTGATGGTTATTATGAACTTTTAAAAAATATAAAGACAAGAGTTTATATGATGAAACACAATAAAGAATTTTATAAAACTGTTGTTGATGGATACAAACAAATGAGAGTAAGATAGTATTGACATATTTTATATAATATGTTATAATTTAAAATAACAATGTCTACACAAATACAAAACACTATTGCAGAAGAACCTAAAAAAAGAATATATACAAATCGCACTCCATCTGAAAAAGAAGAAGCAGTTGTAAAAAATACTTTTAATAAGTTTACAAGATATGCAGATAATAGAAACCAAAATTTAAACAATTTTGATGGTCTTAATATTGTTCAATATATTGAAGAATCTTATCGCAGATATACAACAAATATTGATGTTCGAGAAGATATAGAAGATTGGCAATCTGTTGTACATGACCCAATCACTAGAAATAAAGTTAATGCTGTATTATCTAAAGTTGTTGCTGTTCTTCCAATATCACAAATACAACCTAGAGGAGATGAAGACCCAATCAAAGCATCTTTATTAAATGAAATATATGAATACGCTGAAGATGTAGATGACTACGATGAGTTCATGGTTAGATACCTTTTAGAAGCTATTGTAAAAGGAACAGCTATTGGGTTTGAGGGTCACACTATTAAAAATAAAAAAGTTAGAAAAATAGTATCTGGTGATGGTGATAGTATAAAAGTTGAAGAAGCAGTAATAAAAGAAAGCTTACTTAACGCAGAGATAATACCTCTTGAAGATTTCTATCCTGCAAACATAGGTATACCTAATCTTAAAAAGATGGGTTCTTGTTTTGTTCGTAAAGTGATTCCACATGATTTATTCTTGTCTGAATATTCATCAATGTTTTCTCGTGCAGAATATGTTGAACCATGTAACACTACACAACGTTTTAGTGAATCTGTACCATATTATTATGATTATATATCTAATGATATTTCTGATGGTAATGTTGAAATGTTATTCTATTATGATGAGAATAATGACGAATACATAGTAATTGCTAATGGTATCTGGTTAAACCCAATTGGTACTATTAGTAAAGATGCTGAAAATAATGTTACAGAAGGAGAAGAAATTTCTCCACTTCCATATAATCACAAAAAACTTCCTTTCTTTGATTTAAGATTTGAACTATTTTCTGCAGATTTTTTCTTTGGTAAATCTTTACCTGATAAATTAAAAACTCTTCAAGATGTACTTAACGTTCTTGAAAACATGTTGAATGACCAATCATTCCTAAGTATTTTCCAACCAATATTGACAGCAGGATTTGATTCAATAGAAGATGATTTTCTAAGACCTGGAAGACGAACTGCAATAGACACTGGTGGTCTACCGATACAACAATCTGTGATGAAACTTGATATGGGTACACCAGGTGGTTGGCACCAATTTATTCTTGATTATACAAAGCGTGTGATGGAAGAAGCATCTATTGACAAAGTTTCACAAGGTGTTGCTGGTGCTGGTGATAGAGTTACTGCAAAAGAAATATCTGTTGCAGCAGAAGGAGTAAGTTCATTACTTGGTTTGTTTGGAAGATGGGTTGACTATGCATGTAAAAGAAAAGCAGAATTGAAAATTAAAAATGCTTTACAATTTTGGACTGATAAAGATACTGCAACACTTGAAGGTATATTAGGTGGTGGTGGTTCTAAGGTATTCCAAAAAGCATTTAGAACATTTAAAATAGATGGTGCTACTCTTACAGAAGGTAAAAGAGGTACAAAGGTAATTGGACTATTCCACGATAAATCAGAGATTCCTACAAAAGCAGAAGTCAAAGCACAAAGTATGGCATTTGAATTAATAAATAATAAAAAGATAGAGTATGTAGCTATACCTTTTGATTATTTTAAAGACATTGATTTCGATATTAAATACACAACTAATAGAAAAACAGCTTACACTAGAGATATGGATAAAGCTATAATGATGGAAAAAGTTAGAGTATATAAATCATTCTTCCCTAACTTAACAAACGATGCAGAACTATTTGCACAACTTGCAGAAAAAATGGGTGATGACCCAACTAAAATAATGAATCAAGATGCTGTTAATTCTGAACTTGGAATAAAGCCAGAAGAAACACAAGATAATAACCCAGAAGCGTTAAGTCAAAATCCTGAAGGTGATATAATGAAAAATGCTATGTATAAATCAATGGGTAATCAAGTCGGTATACAAAATATTAAACAAATGCTAGGATAATATGGATGAAAGAATTATTAAACCAGTAGATATTACTGAAGCTGAAATTAGAAAATCAATAATAAAAAGGTATAATGATACATTGAGAAGTGTTTCAGGAGTTGATGGATTTATGGATTTCTTATATGAATTTATGTCTAATGATATGAAAAGATACTTCTATGCTCCAAGTGAACAACAGGATGCAATAAAAGGTCAATACGCTAGAACAAAAGAAATATATGATGTATTAAAAAATATTATTATAACAAAATAAAACTTGACAATTTAGTATTACTATGTTATAATAATAGTAAATTATGTATCTTTATTTGGACACAATTATGTGTCCAAGAAAAGCTACATAACTGTAGTGTAAGTCGTTGAAATAGAAATTGGTGGACTCGACCACCTGAGGACTCAACCTCATTAAAAAGGGATTTAAAATTAAGGGAATTTCTATTTTAAAATAAGTTATGGATAATAACGAAGAAAACAAAAAAGATTCTAATGATGAAACTCTTGAAGAAAAGTTAGAACGTCTCGAAAGAGAAAATGTACAAAAAGAACAAGACAAATTAAATCTTGTTGAAGAAATCAAAGAATTGCGAAAGAAAAAAGAAACAGAAGTTGTTAAACAACCTGAAGAAAAACCTAAGCAAGAATCTGATTTAACAGAAGAAGAAAGAATTGCTCTTATTGTAAAAAAACAAATTGACAAAGAAAAAGAGTCAGTAGTTGAATCCAATAAAAAGGCAGCTATTGAAAAGTTTATAAATGATAATAAAGAATTTCACGAAAGTAATGACCCAACAGGTTTGAAGCGACAAGCACTTGAAGACAAGTTTAGTCGTTTTAATACTAATGGTTTATCTGAAGTAAAAGATTTTTATTCAATTATTGAAGAAGCTAATATTCTTCTTGGGCGTAGCGACAAAACCCAAAATACTTTTAAGGAGGTTCCAAATCCTTATTCATCATCAACATTTACTCCAGCTCAACAAAAAGCAAGTGAAGACCTTAATGGACTTTCTATTAAGGAACAAAAATTAATTCAAGAAGGAAAAATTTCAAAAGAAAAACTTCTTAAATTAAAAGAAACACAACCAGCTTTTTTTAGGAGTTTAATAGAATCTATCAATTAATAATTAAAATAGATTTAAAATTATGGCATTTTACAAAAATGGTACTTTAAGTCCTTTCGGTGCTCCAGTTACAGTAAGTAGAATTATTGCTAACTCAAAGACTGTTACAATCATGGATTCAGTTAAATCTGCTTCAGGATTTGTAGATTTGGGTACAACTGGTGCTTTGGTTCTTGGACACGTTACAGGAATTGCAACATCTAAAGGTGTTGGTATGAACTCATCTGGTGCTGCTGGTGCAGAACTTGGTTCATTTATAAACACTTTTACAACTGCATCAGATAACCAAACTGTTGCTAAAGTTAAAGCTGAAATTGATATTTCAAAATTTACACTTTACTCAGCAGAAGTTGACGCAACTATTGGTACTACTACAGGTTCAAACCTTGATGGATACTTTATGGATTTAGTTGATGAAGATACACTCGATGAATCAACAGCAGCTACAACTACTGCACAATATGCTACTCATGGAGTAGACCCAAGTTCAACAGGTCGAGCAATTGTTAACATTTACGAATCTCGTATCTTTTAATACTTAATAGAAATAAATATATAAATAAATATGACTGAAACAAGAGCAAATTGGACAGACCTAATCCCTGATGTTGGTCTACGAATATCTGAAGTATTCGACCAAGGTGATATGCAATACATGAGTGGTATCTCATCTGTTCTAAATGTAGAATCAATGGATACTGCACAAAAGAACGTAACAGGTAAAACTGGATTTGGTCGTCTAAAGAAATTTGACGATGGTGATGATATTCCTGCTGCTGCACGATACAAAACATACACAACTAAAGTTATTCCAAATAACTATGGTGAACATGTTAACATTACTGCTAACCAAATTGCAGACCGAGACTTTGAAGCTGAACTTGATGAAATGAAAGACCTTTCTCGTGCTGCTAATGAATCTGTAGACTATGCTGGTATGCAACTATTTAATGGTGCATTCGGTACAACAACTAATGTAAACGGATACGAAATGTCTTGGTATGGTGATGGTGTTGCAACATGTTCTACTATTCACCCATCTGTAGTTCCTGGTGCTTCAACACAATCTAACGCAAGTTCAACTGGTATCGTATTGTCACATGATAATTACGAAACTGGTCGTCTAGCTGTTAACCTACAACAAACAGATAATGGTATGCCACTTACACTTGGAGGTAAACTAACACTTGTTACTTCACTTACAAATGAAAAAATAGGTAAAGAAATTCTTGAATCAGACCTACAACCACAAAATGCAAACAATGCAATCAACGTGTTTAAGGGTTCAAATGATTTAGTAACTTCTATATATCTTGATACTGTTAATGGTGGTCTTAACTCACGATTCTTTATAATGAATCAATCACGTCACAAAATGACACATGTTACTCGACAAGAAAAAACACTTGACCAATCAAAAAATATTTTGAATAAAGTTGTAACATTTACAGTTGATGCTCGATGGGCTGATGCTGTCTACGACTGGAGAGGTGTATGGGGTTCAAAAGGAGACCTTGCAGCTTACTCAGGTTAGTATTATACTAAAAATTATTAATTAATTGAAGTATAATATATGATAACATTCACTAGATTCGATAATGGAATACTTGATGGAACAGAAGTTGTAAAAAACTCTAACTACACAGTTGTTACTACAACTGATTCAGGTAAAACATTTATTGTAGATTCTGATGTTACCTTCACATTACCAGCAATCGCTATCGGAAACACTTTTACATTTGTTTTCGGTGGTCATGCTGGTAGTGCTACACTTACATTAAGTCCTAATGCATCAGATGGAATCACATATGCTGGTTCTCAAACTGATAACAAGGATTTGATTCTTACAAAAGCTACAGCTAAACCAGGTGACTATGTAACCATAGCATCACTTGACCAAGTAATAGCATGGCAGGTAACTGCTGTAAGAGGAGTGTGGGCTAAAGAAGCATAACACAAATTCGTTACAATATTCAGTTACTCACTATTGGGTAACTGGAGTATCGCAACGAAGCGGTATTTATAAATAATTATTAATATAATATGGATACAGTATATTACGAAGTTAAAAATCCAACAAATGTAGATTGTTCATTTGTATATCTTGGTGTTAAATATTCTGTTACTGCTGGAGATTCTATAAAGAATGTTCCTGAAGTAGTTGCAGAAAAATGGGTAAATGAAACTCATCAATTTCTTAAGAAATCAAAAATGCCAAAATCTAATACTACTAAACAAGAAGTAGTAGAAGAAGTTAAAGAAGAGGTTGAATCTATCAAAGAAGAAATTAAAGAAGTTGAAGAAGTGGTAGATACAAAAGAAATAGTAGAAGAAGTTAAAGAAGAGGTTGTAAAAACTTCAAAAAAATAATATGGGACTTAATTATCCGACATCAACAGAAGTAGTTATATTAGGTACTAAGAATGAAACAACAAAAGCTTTAACTCCTGTTACACTAACATCAGCTCTTTCTGGTAATAGAAAAGAAGTAGATGGTATAAAAGGAATGTCTAAAATTGACATTAGATACAGTTATACAACAGGTGCAGCGGAGACAAATAACTCTTTAAACATTGTTGTTGAAGAAAGTTCTGATGGAGTAAACTGGTTTACTATTGCAAACGAAACTGTTTCTGCTGGTAGTTCTACACTTAATGCAAGAACGTTTGTTAATGCAGAAAATACAACTGCTGCTAATAATATTAAGAGTTCTATTGGTCTTGATATTTTCTACGATAAATTAAGAATATCATGTAGTGAGACTGGTGTAACAACAAACTTTGGCTCAATCTATATTGAAGCATCACTACTTGGGAAATAATTTATGAATATAAAAGGATTAAAAGATTTGTCAATTTCTGATAAGGAAGAACATCTACGATTAATCCTATTAGAAATAGATACTCAAAATAAAGTATTATCTAATATATTATCTGATAAAGATTTTAACTTAGAAATAATAAATTCGTTAAAAAAACAAATATTATTATTGGAATCAGAAATCAATAAATTAGATAATAATATATTAGAAAAAGAAAAAAAACTAAATGAAATAGAAACTTCTTATGAAGAGACACTTAATAAGAAGAAAAAAATCAGTTCAGATATAGTAGTTTTAGAAAAGAAACTTAAAAAACTTGTAAATGAGTTTAATGAAAATATAACTATTTACGAACAAAGAATTGATTTTTTAAAAGAAGAATACAAAAATATAAATACCGAGATTATAAGACTTACAAATATAATCACAGAGAAAGAAGATTATATCTTACAAAAAGATATAAAAATTAAAGCACTTCAAGAAGAAAGTGATTTAATTAAAAAAGATATAGATAATATTAAACGAGATAGAAATTTGTTTATATCAAGATTCAATAATGAGAGAGATGAATTGATTATAGAAATAGATAAAGCTAGAAACTCTATTTTACGACCAATGCAATTACTTGCTGAAACAAATCAAACAGTTGAGTCAAGAGAACGAAATCTTGGAGTATTAATAAAAAGATTTAGGAAAGAATTTAAAAAAATTCATCCTAATCAAGAACCAAAAATATAATGAAATACAAAGCATCAAATACAAAAGAAGAAGAAACTATGTTAGATTCAATTAATATTGTAAGAGATGCTTTGTTTTCTATTATAAGTAATACAAATGAATCTTTTGGTGAATCTATAGATAATATAATAGAAGCAAGTATTAAATTTAAAGAAGCAAAAGAGAAAGTAGATTCTGATGTTTTTTCATTAAGTGAATTAAGAAATAAAATAATAGAAGAGATAAAGTATTTAAATGATACTAAAAACTCTTTAAAAGTTTTTGAATTAAAAGTTCAAGATATTAAAAAGGTTATTGATTCACTTAACGAAGAAAAAACTAGATTAGAAGTAGAGGTTTCTGATAAAACTAATTCATTAAACTTAATTATAAAAGAGAAAGAAGAATTAATTAATGATAAAAATAATGAACTATATTCTATTGAGAAGAAAATTAATGATAAAAAGAAAATAATATTCCCTAAAGTTAAAGAATTAGAAAATAAAGAAGCTACACTTACTGCAAAAGAAAAAGACTTAAAAGTTATAGAAAATAGACTTATCAGACTTTATTCACAAAAGGGTGTACCTCTAAAGATATAATATGGGACTATTTACACCACAAAATCCAGGGATTGGAATATTTCAATTAACATTAAACGAAGAAGCATTCTTAACACAGTTTGCTAATTTAACATACACTGAAGGTCAAATACTTAAAATAGTTTCTGGTTTACCAGCTTGGGTTGATGATACAGGAGGTGGTGGTGGAGGTTCACCTGGAGGACTTGACCCACAAGTACAATTCAATGATGGAGGAGCTTTTGCAGGTGCATCAAAATTACAATACGACAAAACAACAGATACAGTAGAATTAAATAAGCTTTCAACTATTGACGGAAATATAGAAATATCTGCGACAGGAGGAGTAATAGTAGATGCCGACACTATTGTTTTGCGTGGTGCTTCTTCTTTTGGAGTATCAAACAATGGTGGAACAAATATTGCATACTTTGACACTACATCACAAACAGCAGACAGAACATTTACTACACCAGATGAAGATGGTATTATTACTCTTTCAGTAAACAATGTTACTGCAGATACGAGTGGTAATATATCTCTTGACGCTTATGCAATCCCTTATGACGGAGCAGAAGCAAATGTTGGAGACCAGTTAGCTAATCTTGAAAACGGAAAAGCAAGTACTCAAACTACATCTATTATCCTTGATAATAACTCTGCTCCTTCAAGTGCTACATCTGGTACAGCTATCACGCAAGTGTATGAGTCTATTCTTATTCCAGGAGGATCGTATGGTAATACGTTCTCTATTGAATGTTTTTTACGTTCTCGAAAAGTAAATACTAACAGTACATACGTTGCATACTTCTATATCAACACAACTAATAACTTTGCAACAGCGACAGCTATTGGTTCAAGTCAAACTGATTTATCTTCACGTTTAACATCTGGTCTCTATCGTGAAATAAGAGTAGCAAGTAATACATATTATGTATATCCGACAGGGGCAGGAAACGTTACAGATATTTCAAACCAAACAGCAACAGCAACCACAGGTACATGGAATACAGCAAATGATATGTACATCTTTAGAGCATTAAAAGCAAACAACGGTTCTGATACTGTCGATGGTGTCGGTAGTAGAATAGTTTTACACCCAGGAGTTTAATATGAAAATATATATTTTAAATAAAGCAACATCACAGGTTTTTGTAGAAGAAATGGATACCAAGCCAGAAAATACAGAACAATTCATTTACACACAAACACCTTATACAATAGATTATCTTAAACCAGACTATAACGAGCAAACTGATGAATGGTTTGAAACAGCAACACAACAAGAAGTAATCATTACACAAATAGAAAAAGAAACAAAACTATACGAAAAACGTATTGAAGATGGTAAATCATTAGTATCATTAATGTCTGCAAAATTGCGTATTCAGAAATCAAAAGGAATAATTAATGAACAAGAACATCTTGATACAGAAGCAATACTACTACCTATTCGCACAGAATTGCTCGCAGGACAGTTTATTTCAGCTAAAAGATTACTCGAACCTCTACAAGCACAACTAACTGCATCTCTTTATAATGAAGCTCATGCAATATTATCAGATTATATTGAAGAAAACTATGATTAGAATATTATCACTACATTCACCTTTTCAATGGAATAAACCAAAACGATGGCTTTGCTGGGCTATTAGAAAAGTGACTAATTCCTATTGGAATCATTCAGCAATAGTCATTACAATAGATTCAATAGAGTATGTTGTAGAATCAGATGTGTATGGTGTACAAATGATACCTTATGAAAACTATAAACAAAATGGAATAATTAAGTTATCAGAAAAAACATACACAGTAGACTATGAAAGAATTAAAAACAAAATTGGTGTTGCAAAATATGATTTTAGAAATCTATTTTACCACCAAGTATTAAAAGAAGTGTTTGGAATTTTCATAACACCAAAAAATAAAGGAGAGAAAGGAGAAAGATTTACTTGTGCAGAATTTGTTGCATATGTGCTAGATTTACCTGAACCATGGAAATGGACTCCAAAACAAATATCAGAATTATAATATGGAACTAATTAATCAATTAAAAATAATAACATATATGGCTATGGCAACTATTGTTTCTTTTACTGGAATAAATAAAGAAATGATATATGTACTTGGTATATTTATTATTATAGACATAGTAACTGCATTACTTAGGGAAGTTAGATTAGAGACATGTAGGATTAAATCTAAAAGTTTCTGGTTTGGTATTGGTGCTAAGGGTTTAGTTATATTAATACCATTAATGGTTAGTCTAGCAGGAAAGGGTGTTGGAATAGATTTAAAATGGCTATCTGAAATTTCAATAGCAACATTAATTTTGGCAGAGTTTTATTCTTCACTTGGAAATATAACACAGACCATAAAAGGTAATGATGCAATAGATGAACAAGATGCAATAACAATGATTATAAAAACATTAGAGTCATATCTAAAAAAACTATTAATATCTTTATTAGAACCAATAAGTAAAAAATAATTATGGAAGAAATTAAAGGAGGATTAATCGTTGATCCGCGTCCGCAAGAAGAAAAAATAAAAGACTATGTTTTAGGTGCAACAAATCTTAACTGGACAAAAAGAAACGTACAATGGAAACCTTATTTTTCAGAATTACAATATCAAGTAATTAATGGTGTAGATACCATGTCTTGCGTTTCATTTTCCGTCGCACGAGATGTTGAAGCACAGCTTAACCATGATTATACAGAAAATAAACTATCTGAAAAAACTAAAGACTTTCTCAATAACAACGGATACATAAAAAATGGTAAAGTATGTATATCAAGTTGCCACCTTGCAATTGCGTCTGAAACAAAACCAGACGGAAATTATTTTCAAAAAGTATGGGATACCGTACGAAATGTTGGGGTAGTACCAGAAGACACCTTACTGTGGACTGGAAATACGTGGAATGAGCTACATAAACCATCTAAAGTGACCCAAAGTATCAAAACTCTTGCAAGTGCCTTTAAAGAGGTGTTTTTGACCGAATACGCATGGGTAGAAAGCGACTATACGAGAGGTATAAACGCTGTAGAAAGAAAAGACATACTAGAGAAGTTACAATATGCACCGATTGAAATAGGAACACCAATACCTGCAGTCCACTCAACACTCCTGTATGATTTAGAAGACACAACATATGACCAAGCTGAAAGCTACCCACCGTTTCATAGAGAAATTGGAATTGACTTTAAACCGATACATTTTGCTATGATAGGGTATATTCAAGAAAAAACAGTGCCAGAAAAAACATATCCTAAATACATTTTTGCTCGTAATCTTACAAAAGGAATGCGTGGTGCAGATGTAAAAATCTTACAAGATATTCTTAAAATCGAAGGGTGTTTAGATATTGCGGAAACGACAAACTTTTATGGTGCTATGACTTTCAGGGCAGTCAAGAAATTCCAAGAGAAATATAAGAGTCAAATCCTTACACCTATTGGATACACAAAAGGCACAGGATTATTCTGGGATAGAACAAGAGCTTTTATGAATAACTTAATTAAATAATTACTATTTACAAATAGTAATATATATGTTATAATATAAATATGAGTATATTTGGTGTACAAAATCCAGGAATAGGTGGTCTTCAAGAACTTACAGATTCAGAAGCGTTATTCTTACAATCATTAGCATCTTCATCATTTAATGAAGGTGATATTTTAACGATTGTGGGTAGTGAACCAACATGGCAACCTAATACTGGTTCAGTAAATTATGCTAAAACATTAATACCTAAACCAGTATTACCACTTTCTACAACATTAACAACAATCGAATCAGTAAGTCTACTAGATAATTACATGGAAATATCGCAAGTTATCATAGATTTCCCAATAATAGCTAACAAAATATCTTTTATTGCAGGCGTTGTTTCTACTTCAGGAAAAATTAAAATAACTATGTATGATGAAACTGGTGCTCAGATATTTTCAGAAGAAAGTCCAGCAATTGGTGTAGATACACAAAACTATTTATATGAGATTACTTTATCAAGTATAGTTATTCAACCTGGTATATACTATATTGGTGTAAATAGGGATTCTTCATTTGCTGGTAATATATATTTTTATTCAGATTCGTTAGATTCAGTTTTTGATAATGTTGGAACTGTTTCTATTGTAGATGGTGTTATTGGTAAAAACATATTAAGAGGTCAGGTTTCAATGTTTCCAAATAGTCCACCTGGTTCAATTAGTCCTGAAACAGATATAGTTTATTCAGGAAATACTACAAGTTGCATTTTATTTAGACTAGATAACTAATATGGATAATACACAGAAAATAAACGAATTAGAAAATAAAATAGAAGAACTCACTAAAAATAATATTGAGCTTGTTAAGACTGTAGAAGATATTAAAAATATGTTTGAAAAACATACTCACAATGGTTCAGATGGTACTAAAAAAATTAGTGATGATATAGAAATAGATTTTGGTAAAGTATTAAGACTTGGATTAGGTGCAATAGGTTCTGCTAAAAATTCAACAGAAGGAACAGGTATGCAAATACAAACTTCAATATCATCTGGTTTAGATAATGGAGAAACTTTTGGAGATAAATCAAATAATGCACAAATAGATTTACTTCACCAACCTAATAATACAAGCAATCAATCATTTTTAACAGGATTTAGACCACCTGTTTATGGGAATAGCAGAGGTGAAAAAATATCAACAACGGCTGGTGGTAATACTATAACTATTAATGGATTTAACTTTCCTACAAATTCTCTTGCAAATGCATTAATATTAATACAAAATTCATCTGGTTCAGATATAGAAACAAGAGTTATAGCATCTAATACATCTAATGTTATTACTATTAATGGAACATGGTCATCAACAACGGCTGGGGGTAACTACTTTATATATCAACCTATATACTTTGGTTCAGCAACATATATATGGCAGAGAGGTTATTTCCAGGAAGGAACAGGAGGAGGAGTTAGATTTGGGATGGGTCCAACAAATGGAGGTCAAAACGGATTATTATACATGGATGCTGCTGGAGATTTATATTGGAGAAATAAATCTGGTACATCAACTAAATTAAATTAATATGGAAGCAGTAAATGTAGAAGCATAATATATGGCAAAAAAAATAATAAACTTAACAGGTTCACTTGGACTTACTAAAAAATTTGGAGGAGATATAATAGACTCTGGTTATACTGGTTATAATCAAGAAGGTAAACCAAATTTAAGATATAACACACAAGATGGACAAATGGCACATGGAACATACGACCCATTCATTAAAAATGGGTATCTTTCACCATCTCCAGTTACAATACTACACGTTCCACAAGACACATATGGTTCTAATTTATTTTCACGAGGTGCAACTGCTACATTAGTTGATGATGTTAATAAAACATTATGGTATGTTGATAGAGAAGCATTATTTTATCAATCTGCTTTTTATCCATCAGAAGCTACAAGATACGCTTTTGGTTCTTCTGCTACAGAATATGTTGATATGACTGTATATTATTTAAATGGTGTACGAACAGGATTTTTAGGGGCAAGAACATCAACTGGTAATATTGTAAAAACATTCTCTCTTACATCTCCAGGTACAAAAAACGAAACATGGAGTTCTTCATCTGTTACTGGTGCATTTTCTTTAGACCAAAGTTACGCAATATCATTTGTTGTTTCTGGTGATGGATTTATGTATATTCTAAATAAAAATGCAGTTCATCGAGTAGATGGTACAACTATTGGTGGTCCAAATGGAACAATATATAAAAATATTCTTGTTGGTTCTGAAGATATAAACCTAACACATGGTGTAGAATTTAAAAACAAAATGTTTATTGTTGTCCAAAAAGGATATGATGTTGATTACAGAGGTTCTGATTCAACTGATGTTTCAAAATTTATGACAACAGATAAAGGTAAGGTTGGTATATATATGTGGAATAGACAAGCTACTGTATTTAATTCTTCTGATTTCATTGATTTACCTGGCGTTGCTGCTGTTAAAAATATATGGGTTACTCCTTCTAATAAATTATGTGTTATGGCACTTACATCAGATGGAACTGTGCAAATATTAATATATGATGGAACAAAATTTGTTGCAAAAGAAACTTTACCATCAGGTGCTGATACAAACAAAAGACATGCATTAAAGATATATGGAAACTTTACTTACTGGTTAGCTAATGATGGTTACATATATAGATATGGAGCAGACTATGGTGATGATAATGATGTAATTACTGTTATAGGTAAATATGTTAATAGAACATGGGGACAAATTGAACCAGTTGTCCTTGCTTGTGCTTCTCACTTTTACATATTTTCAAAGACTAATTCAAACTATGCTCCTGATGTTTTCTATGTTATAGGTGAGTTTGAATCTGGTGTTTATACAAAAAAAGTTTTCTTTCCAACAGCTAGAGAATATGGAGTTGTAAAATCTACAACATATCCAAATCTTACACTGCAAGAACAAGATAGAGGTGATATATTTACTGGAGTAACACTACTTCCTACATTATCAAATGTTAAACATATTAATATATTGTGTGCACCTAATGATGTCAATAATACAACTGGTTTTAATGCATACAATAATGATACATCAAAAGTAACATTTTCTTCAGGTAAATTTGGTAATGGTGCTCTATTTTCTAATTCGTTTAACAATATAGTTTTACCAGAAAATAATTTAACAAGATATACTACTCCATTCTCTATATCATTTTGGACTAATTCTTCTGCAGGTGGTGTAGATAGAGTTCTCTATTCAAACTATTCTGTTGTTGATTCAAAAACTGCAGGTATTTATATTGGTCAAAATACATCAGGTACTATAAATTTTAGAACTGCACGAAATACTGGAGTAACAGCAAATACTGATTATAAAGATTTAAATAGTACTACTGTTGTTAATGGAACACTAACACATGTGTTGTGTGTTTGGACTGGTAGTGAAGTTAAACTTTATATTAATGGAACCCTTGAAGCATCAGCTTCATGGTCTTATGCACCTGGGTATAATACAGATTATAATTATCATTCTATTGGTGCGGCAACTACAAATAAAGGAGGTACTGGTATCAATAATGTTGCAAATGGAATTATAGATGATTTTGCAATAATAACAAAAGTACTTTCTTCTTCTGAGATTACAGAATTACAAACAAATCCTTTATCTGATACATCACTTAACAATACTTCAAGTGTTATGTTGTACTATCCATTAGATTCAGACGTTAATGATTATTCAAGAACTGATTTAAAAACACAAGAAGAAGCTAAGGTAAAAATATACTTTAATCAATCAACTACTCCATATATGACTAAAATCATAACAAGAGAAGATATATATAAAGGATATAAATCTATAGAAATTAATAAACCATTTATTAATTCAATTCAATTAGAAATAGAATACTTTAATTCTAATAATCTAAACAGTGAAGGAAGATTTACGCCAGCAGGATTAGTCGAATTTAATCCATTTTATGCAGAATTAATTTATGAAGAAACAAACACATTAAGATAATTGACTTTTGTCAATATATATGTTATAATAATAATTATGAGTATTACAGTACAAGACTTATTTGATGAACTTAACCGAAGAATAGGTGACAGTTCAGAGGATAGAATTACAAACGAAGATAGATATGATGCACTTACTTATGGAACAACACTATTCCAAGAAAAGACATTAAATGACCATACAGCTAAATCTTATGACTTAGATTATTTTGATGGAGTAAATTACTATAAAGTTTCTACAGTTTTAAATGATTTACTTGAAGCAAACGATTTAAATACAAAAGTTTTATCAAATGGTGGACAACCATTTACAAGAAAATCATCACAAGAAATAAGAGCAGAAATAGGATACAACTTCTCAGAAGATGCATATTCTATAGAAAGAAGAAATGGAGATACATATTTAGTGATAAACCATACATCAAAATATCCTAAATTAATTATGGATAAATGTGACTCACTTACAGATAATGGAGAATGGTTAGCTGACACAACAAACTCTGATGCCACTAGTCTATCTATTGATACAAACACATACTCAGAAGGAAATGCTTCATTTAAATTTAATATTGATGTAAGTCAATCAGCAAATAACAGAGCGACCTTATATAATGAAACCATGATACCAGAAGATTTATCTCCTGAAAAAGATAATAGTTCTTGGCTTATAGATTTCAATTTTCCAAGTATAACATACATATCATCAGTCACTTATAAATGGGGTAGTTCATCATCTAATTATTATTCAGTTACAAAAACAACTGATATTAATGGTAATCCTTTTATCGAAGCAGATTTTTTTACTATTAAATTTGATTGGTTAGGAGCAACTGTTACTGGTACACCAAATGATGAGAATATTACATTTGCACAAATAGATATAAACTATTCAAGTTCACAAGCAGATGCAACATCTTTTTATGTTGACAATATAAGACTTGTTAAACCTGAAAAACTAAGATTCTTTTATACATCATATTCTGTTGGAACAGATTCAACTGGAAATGATATTTTAAGATTTACTAGCTTAACAGATGTACCATATATTTCTGGTCAATATGACAATAATAAGTTTTATATAGTTGACTTTGCAGCATCTAAAATATTTAGAGATTTAAGATTATATTCAGAAGCAGATAGATTAGAGAATGATGGAGAACGTGGTGTTATTAGAGTTAATAAAATAATACCTAAGTCAATGACAAGAGAGCTAAAATCTTTTAAAGTAAGAGGTGTTAGTTTTAGAAAAAGAGGAGGTAATAATCGTAAGTTCACAATATAGTATTGACTTATTGTCATACATATGATATAATATATAAATAATATGCAACCAACAACTAATAATACAACAACACAACCAACAACACTTCCAAATACTGGAGGTGTTGATACTAATCTCTTAATGAAAGCTTTACAAGACCAACTACTTAGTAGTTCTGGTATGGTTACATCAGGAACAAGTGAAATAGAAACTAGATTTAATAATGCTATTGAATCTATAAAAACAGGTAAAGAAGCTGGGAATGAAAAACTACAATCTGAATTTGAACGTAACGCAAATTACCTTGGTGAGAAATTTAATGCAGACCAATTGAGTGGTAGAGAACAACAATCAGGTGGTCTTCAAGCTTTTGGTGCATTAAAAGCACTTACAGAATCAACAGATAAATCATTAAAAGATTTGGCAATGAGAAAAGAAGAGTTAGTACTTGCAAACAATGTTGCAGCAGCTAATAAAATTACTGACCTAGAAATACAAGCTATAGAATACAGAGAGAAAGCAAGACAACAAGTATTTAATAATATACTCTCACTAGGTAACTTTTCTGAAACAGTTAAGGCTGGTCAAAGAGAAGAAAAAGCACAAACATTTAGAGAAAAACAAACTATGTCTGAAATTGCTCTTAAATACGGAGTTTCTGTTAACGCTGGTGATACAATAGAATCTGTTGTAACAAAAGCTATGCCTACAGCAAGTGCACAAGCAAAAGCTGAGTTAGCTAAAACACTTGCAGAAACAAGAAGAATTAATTCTGAAATAACAAAATTACAACAAGGAGATAAAACAGCAAGTGTTGATAGTTCTGTATTAGATTCTGTAGCATATTCATTACTTGATTTAGAAGCATCTGGTGATACTGCTGGAATATCTGCTATACTTTCTGGTGTTGAAAATAAAGGCGGATTTCAAGCTCTTACTTATCTAAAAGATAAACAAATTAAGATTAAAGAACAAAGATTTAAAGAATCGCAAGCTACAGAAAAAGCACAACTTAATGAAATGAAAAAGACTCAAATTAAGAAAGGAGGTTTTAATACAAAAGCATCATCTCAAATTAAATTAAATGATGTAACTAGTTTCTTTAATACAGGTGGAGGTTTCAAAATATAATAAATAAAAAAAATTAAAAGTTAAAAGAAATTCCTTAATGGAACGTAACTAAAATATATGGCAACATTTTATGGAGGAGCAAATACTTCTCAAAACAAAAAATCTTCTTATGGTGGATACAGTGGATATAGTAGTGCATCACAAGAAGACCAATCAATAGAAGAACTACTTACTTTAGCAGAATTGAGAGGAGGTAGAACATCACAAGTTGCAAAAGAACTTAGTGGTGGTACACACACTATATTATCAACAATAGGAACAGGTATGAAGAATGCCTTTACTGGATTAATTGATACAATATCAATACCAGGACAAGTTGTTGCTGGTATGATTTCTGATAAATATACTGTACAAGAAGCAATCAAAGAAAACATCAGGGTATCTGATGTTATTTTTGGTGAAGGTAATATAGATTTTGACCACAATGGTAAAACAACAACTATGGAAAAAATTGGAGATTTTGTTGTAAGATTACCTGTTGATATAATATCTGACCCAACAACATATATTACATTTGGTGCTTCATCAGCAAAAGGTCTTTTGGGTAAAATGGGATTTAAATATAATCAAAGACTTGACTTGGGTAAGGATGCCGCAGAAGCTCTTGGTAAGACTATAGATGATGGTGATTTAATTCAGCGTTCTTTTTCAGATTTTGGTGCAGATGTACTTTCGTATAATAAAAGAATAGAAAATATTGTAAAGAAAGGTGGAGATATAAATAAACTAGATGAAGCAACTCTCGGTATAAAAAAATCTCTTATTGAAAGAGGTGTTGATTTAGATACAATAAATTTCTTAGAAAAAGAAACAGATAAATTAGTTAAAGAAACTATTGATTCATCTTTTGATTTAAATAGTGCTAAAAAAGCAATGAGTAATTTATTTGCAAAAAATCCAATACTTGTTAGTCAATTTATTGATAAAGGTGGTATTAAATTTGCTGGTAAAACAATCCTTGATGCACAAAGAATCGCAAAAGTTTCTTCTATTATTCCAGGAATGAAATATATAGATAATATTACACAACCATTTAGACAATCTGTTCAAGCGTTATTTGATACAAATCTTGTATCAATGGGTAATGGTGTTTATAAACGTATACCTGAAGAAGTTGCAAATATGAAGCGACAATTAAAAACATTAAAAGCATCAGGAAATTTAAATCTTATTGACAATTTGGCGAACGTACAAAAAGAATTTGATTTAAATGAAAAAGAATTAGATATATTATCTAGTGCTATAAATACATCTATTCTACCTTCTGACCCAAAACTATCTAGTGCATATTATAGAATGCTTGGCATATCTGATGATATGGTTGAGATGTTTAAGAAAGCAGGCATACCATTATCTAAACTTGATAACTGGACAGGTAATATACTTGTTAATGATGACCTTAGACCAATGTTTGGAAAGAACTCAGCATTTGCTAAAAAACCTGGTGCCACAATGCAAGCAACTAACTTTAAAGCTATACCATTGGCAGATGTTGGTGAAGTACAGAAGATACCAGAAGTATCAGATGTATTGAATACAATTAAAGATGACAAAGAATTATCTGATGTATTTGAAAATATATCTAAATCACGAAGTGTTGAGGATGTTCAAAAAGCTATTGGGAGTAAGAGAGATGAACTAGTAAAGAATTTAACTAAAGATGGAACTATGTCAATAGATGATGCTCTCAAAGATACATCTGTGACAAAATTAAATCAATTACAAGATACAGTTAAGAATTTAAAAACTGAAGGTATTCTTATTGGTAAAAAAGAGACAAATAACTTAGTATATAAAAATACTGAAGATGAAATAAAAAGAATTATATCTGAAGCAGATGATAAAATTTATAAACTTGGAATTTCTAAAGATTCAATAAATAAAGAAATAGCTACTTTAGCATTAAGAATTTCTGATATAATGAAATCAAACATTACAGGTAAACTTAGTAGTGTTTTAAATAATCTTCCATCAAAATCAAAAGATAATATAAAAGTTCTTATACAAAAAATAGAAGATTATGTTGGAAGTGCTGATATAGAAAAATTAAAGTCTACATATAAAAATGAAAATCTTTTTGAAAGTATTGAAGAAGCATCTAAAGGTATAAAAATTTTAGATACAGATTCTAAATTAAAAATGATTAGAAAAGTTCTGAAAGATGAAAAAATGATTCAACTTGATATAGAGGAACTTAATAAATCAATAAAAAATATAATTGATTTAAAAGAAAAAAAAGATTTATCTAAAAAAGCAGAATTTGTACTTTCTGAAGATGATATGAATAATGTTAAAAAGCTATACGAAGAATCAAGAGCTGCTAAATTTGCATTAGTAAATAGAGATTTAGATGGAAATGCAACAAGTAAACTTATAGAAATACTAAAAGATGAATTTAATAGTAACCCAGTTGGTGCGAAAAATATAATTAAATCAATAATTGGTAATGAATCAAAACTTAATGATGTAATATCTTTAATAGATGATACTAAATTTCAAACACGAAGACAAATAGGACTACTACCTGAAGAAGAAGCATTCTTTACAGATAATAGTGATAAGATTTATAAACGTGTAGCTGCAACATCACAAGAATTAGAATCAAAAGGATTTACTGGTTTTGATAAAAATTTACTTACAGCATGGACAACTAGAGGTTTACAAAATATTAATCAAGTTTTGGGACATGAATTTACTGAAGGATTTGTAAGAAGTTTTGGTAGATGGGCTGACGAAGCACCAGATACATGGGTTACTATGAGTAATGCTATAGTAAATGATGAAGCACAAAAAATAGCAAGTAAACTTGTTAGAGCAGATGGAACAGAGATGGCTTTTCATCCAGTGATGGCAAAAATATTTGATGATACAGTTGGTGGATTATCTAAGCAAGATGATGCTATTAAAGGTTTCATTGGTGGTTATGATAAACTACAAAAATATTATAAATCATATTTGACAACCTTGTTCCCAATGTTCCATGGAAGAAATGCTATATCAAATGTTTTTCTAAACTATATGGATATAGGGTATAATGCTATAAATCCTGAAAAGAATTTTATGGCTGGACAAATGATTAAATACAATAGAGACTTAGAGAAACTACGAGCTCTTGCTGTTGGTTCAGGAGATGAAGCTACTAAAGCAATGTCTGAGATAGCTAATATAACAAACAAAACTATGTTTACTGATAGAGCTGGTTATGATTGGACTTTTGGAGAACTTGAATCAGTTATGAAGAAAAATAACATAGCATTTAATAAGAATATTCCAAATGCTGCTGATATTGAAACTAGTAATGAAGCATTGACAAACTTCTTCTTTGCAACTAAAAAAGATAAACTAAAAAAACAAATTAATCCATTTGATGTTGATAACTTTAAACCAGTGCAATATGGTAGAGAGGTTGGTAGAGCAATTGAAGAACATTCTCGTTCATTAAACTTCATAACTAATTTGATAAATACTGGTGATGTGAGTCATGCAGTTTCAAGAACTAATCAATTTTTATTTGATTACAGTAATCTAACTAAATTTGAAAAAGAATGGATGAAAAGAATATTTCCTTTCTATACGTTTACGAAGAATAACTTAAGACTTCATTATCAAACATTAACTACTGCACCTGGTAAAATAGCATCAGAGGTTAAGGTTATTAAATCTCTTGGTGATGTACTTGGTGGTGAAACTATGACACAAGAAGAGGTTGACTTATTACCACCATGGATGAGAAGTTCCATAAATATTAAAAAGCAACAAGAAGATGGTACATATAAAGTTATAACTGGGTTTGGTTTACCACTAGAACAACCATTCCAACAATTCCAACCTAGTGCTATTGTTGGTTCGTTATCACCATTGATTAAAAACCCAATAGAATGGACTACTGGTTATAATCTATTTAAGGGAAAAATGACATCAGATGTTACTGATGCAAAAGACTTTAGAGATGCTCCTGAGTTTGTTAAAGACTTTATTGGATACACAGAATGGGAAGGAAAAACAAAAGAAGGAGAAAATTATACTGTAAGAAAAGCAACAAGACCTGAAAACATGCAACTCATATTACAGGCACCATTCTCACGTTTTATATCTACTTATTCTAAAATATCAGATAAAGAAACAGATAAAGATATGAAGTGGTTGCAGACACTAACAGGTATTAATGCACAAGACTTTAATGAAGATGAACTATCTCAACAAAGACAAGAAGAACAAGCTAAAGCATTAGAAAAAATATTAAAAGATTCTGGTGTACTGGGTGAATATAAACGTGTTTATAAAAAGAAAAACGTTACTATAATAGAATAATAAAAGACATAGGTACTATCCTATGTCTTTTATATTTACTCTTCATATAGAGCATTTTTAGATATTTAGTGCTTAAAATATCCTTATTTTTCAATGCATTTATTCTGGTATTTCTGTTGCTATTTTCAATAGGTAATCAAGAAGTTCTTTTTTTTCAGAACGCATATATTCTGCTTTACTCATATATTTATCAAACCATTGTGTTATTTCTTCAATATTCATTCCTGATTCTTGTATACAAGTACACAAATGAAGATATGTTCCCCAATTAGGATTTTCATTAAATGAATCATCCATCATTGATTCAAATGTTTTATATTTTGCCATATTATTTAACTCTTTTCTTTACTCCTTTTATGTCTTCGTCTCGAACAAAATAATATGTTTCACCTTCTATGTCTATTGATTCAGATAAATATCTTGAAAAAAGAACAATATCACCTTCTTTTAAGTTATTATCTGCCTTATCTCCTACAGAAAGAATTGTCCCAAACTCAGGTTTATCATCTTGTTGTTTTGGTTTAATAACACCTTCTTTGTTTTCGGTTATTTTAATTGCTTTTAAAAGAACATGATTTCCTATAAAGTTAAAATCTTGTATACTAATATTAGTTTTCTTTTGTTTCTTCATTTTCTTTTTTAACAATTACTGGTACTAATACTGACATTAATGCACTACCATCTGCTGACATAGTGAGTTTTGTACCAATTTGTAAACCATACTTTTCAACAGATTGCTTTTGAAATTCATAAAATGAATTAGTGAACTCTGTAACTAGTTTTGCTTGTTTTAATTTTTCATTATCAATTTTTTCTTGTATTTTTTTATTAACTTCTTTTGTGTTTTTAATTGGCATATTATTTATCTTTTTTATCTTCTTCTAATTCATTTACAATTCTATAATTTGATGTAAGAATTGCTATTGCTATACTTACAGAATTTAATATAGATTGTACTAATACTTTTCTTGGTTCAATAACTCCATCTTTAATCATATCTGATATGGTATTAGTCACTGCATTGTACCCAGTATTTTTAAACTTACTACTTTTAATTTTTTCTAAAATAACGTCTTCTTTCTCACCACAGTTTCTCAAAACCTGTCTAATGATAGATTCAGAGTACACATTAAATAATCGCACCATATCTTGATTATATTTTTCTTTTTTCAAAGAACTCCATGAGTTCATTAATGTTATACCACCACCTGGAATATATCCATCATCTAGTGCAGCCCTTGTTGCATTAATAGCATCTTCATATCTATAAATCTTTTCGTTAATCTCAATCGGAGTTGAACCACCAACTTTAATTGTTACCATTCCTCTTGTTAGAGATGCTAGTCTTTTTTCAAAGCTTCTATATTCAGAACTTTTTTTATCTCCTATTTTTTTTAGTTCTTTTTTAATTTCATTTATTCTTATATTTAAAAGTTTACTTGGTTCAGAAGAATCTCTACTAATAATAGTTTTATTCATGTCTGAGAAAACCATTTTTGAAATAGTGAAATGTTCTATTGACAAGTTATCCAAAGAGCCAGACCTATCAGAAATAACTTCAGTGTTTAAATAAACAGCTATATCATCAATTATTTCTGGTTCTGTTACTTTAACTAACATAACATTTATAACACCTTTGATATGGTTTTCTATAAATAATGGTAATGCTTCACCAACAAAATCAGAAGCAACGATTACTACAGATTTATAACCATTAGATAATGCTGTTTTAAGAATTATCTCTGCTTCTTTTTCGTAGTATAATTTTTTATCTGTAACAAGAGTTAAAACATTCTCATAATTTGCTTGAAATGTTTTTCCTAACGCAAGTTCTTTGAATAATAATCCTGATGATATAATGAAACCAGTATCTTCTATTATTTCTGTTTCTGAATTGTAACCTGGATTAATTATAACCTGACCATCTTTACCAACTACATTAATTGTTTTGACTGTATTTTCAGCGATTTCACTATCATTACTTGCTGATACATTTGCAATATAATGTATATCCTTATCTCCATTTATTTTAGAAGAAAACTTTTCAGAATTATCTATAATATCTTTTGATATTTTTATCAATTCTTTTTGAATATCAGATGTATTCCATCCCATTCGTAAAAGTTTTACACCTTCTTTAATTAATACACTTGACAAAATTATCGTAGAAGATGTTCCATCACCAGCTTCTATATTTGTTTTTAATGAACTCTCTTTTATTACTTGTATTATCTGATTTATTTCTGGGTCTTTAACACTTATTTGTTTGACGATTGTAGCACCATCATTTGTATATGTATTAACACCAACACTATTTTCATATAACACGTTACCACCTTTTGGCGATATTGTTTGAGCAACTGGTTCTGTTATAATATCAACAGCTTCCAAAATTGCATTATAATTATTTTTACTATTAATTATTCTTTTACTCATACATATAGTGTATCACAAAATACATAAAAAAACAAGTACTATTTAATAATACTTGTGGATAACTTTGCTAGGCGGCTACCGTAACCATTTAATCTGAATGAGCTAAATAAAGGAGTCGAACCTTTGACCTTCGCTTTACAAAAGCGTTGCTCTGACCTCTGAGCTAATCTAGCATTGTGGAGCTACTAGGAGTTGAACCTAGACTTTCTCGTTGCAAACGAGACGTTCTACCATTGAACTATAGCCCCTGGGGTGACTATTGAGATTTACACTCAACCTGATTCCTTCACAGGGAATAGTGCTATTACTACACCATAGCCACAGTGCGTTAGGTAGGAATCGAACCTACTTTGCCAAAGGCAACTATTTTACAGACAGTCGTACATCCATTGTACATCTAACACATTGACACCTATACTAGAATCGAACTAGTGATACTCGCTTTGCAGGCGAGAGCCTTTCCACTTGGCGAATAGGTGTGGTAGGGTAACAGTAATAACCGTTACCTTTGTTGCGACTGTCAGAATCGAACTGACCCATTCAGCTTATGAGGCTGACGTGGTAACCACTCCACTAAGTCGCAATGCAGAAACTACAACATAATATTGTAGTTTCGCATTCTGCCACCGAAGCAACAGAAGAAATATTTATGCAACCATAGAAATGAAATGCACATTTTTAATCTATGATGCCTACCCCCCGAAACACGGGCTGTTTCAAATAGACTGTGGGTAAGACACAAATTCTATTCTAGTAGTACTCACACTTGCATTAGTGCTTCCTACCTGTGTACATCTTCATGGAGTCGAACCATGCACCTAAGAGGTATAAGCTCTTTGCTCTACCGATGAGCTAAAGATGTATATAGTGTGCCTGTGGGGAAGTTTGTAGTTTGCTCAGCCTTATTCATGATAGCTTTTAAACCTACATACCCATGAACCCCCTCACCGACACACTACATTATCGTCTATTCTTCTAAAGCAAAAGCTTCTATAGTGATACCATCGCTAGTTGGTATATAGACCACTCTTTGGTTACGCTAGCTAAACACTTTTTTAAGGTGTTGTGTAGAGGAAGTAAAGATTTTACGAGAGGTTGATGAATCTCTGACAACCTAGCTTATTTATGAAGACGGTCGCATCGTCTATTTTTTTACTCGTATATTTTTTACTTCCTCTACACACCATCCTAAATGGATAGATGTGCTGTAATTGTAAAATAACATTTCTGTTACATAATTAATATATCATATTATTAAAAATATTGCAATAAAGTTATCCACAGTTTATATATTATATTCTATAATACATCTTGGATTAATTTTGTCAATACCCATAGGTATATATCTTTCTTCTCCTATTATTTGCCAACAATCATCTTGAATTATTCCATTGTCTTTTAACATATCAAGCACACTTGCTATTTTGTTGTTAGTATCTGTTACCCTATTATCAGGATACCATATTTTAAATATCATTCCAGGCTTAACTAATTTGTCTGCTCCTCTTACTTGAATACTAGCATCCTTATGCCAAGCAGTATATTTTGCACTAGGAAAAGACATGCCACTTTTTGTATTTATTCTACTGTTCTTTTTACTTGGTATTCTACCAAACAATTCTATTGTAGACATATTAATCTAAACCAAGTTGCACTCTAACAAATTTTGATAGTTTATTTGCAGACTTTTTTATTAGATTATCTTTTTCTGTTTTTGTTACCCTAACAATTATAAATTCTGTCTTATTTTCTTTCTTTTTCATACATATATTATAACATATATGTAACACAATGTCAATACTATCTTATTTGTCCACCTTTTATTGGTGCTGAACTCCATGAGAAACAATCTTGACATTGGAATCTTTGAGTTGTTGAAGTTCGTGAGTGGTTAAATCCTCTTTTTTGTACTTTATTTGAACCACAATTAGGACAAGCATGTTTTTCTCCATTGAGTAATCCAATATTAGGATGATTTGTCATATAAGGTAGTGCGTGAAGATACGCTGCTTCAAGAGATACAACATCACCATTGTTGTAATCTTTCATTTTCTTTATAGCTTTTTTATTACCTTTCTCACATTCTTCCCAAAGCTTTTCTCCTCCTGTTTCTAATTTATGAGGTAGTCCATGTTTCTTACAAATATCTTTAAGAGAATTACTATCTTCATTGAAATATCTTTTATAAACTAATTTAGTATCAATCTTTTGATATGGTGTAGGTGGAACAAGTTTATGATACAAAAATCTTCCTGTTATATTTTTTAGGTCAAATGCATTTCCGTTGTGAGCTACAACAACATCAGCTTCATTTATTAAACTCCACATCAACTCAACTAATTGTTTATCATTATATTTATCTTTTTTATAAAGAGGAAAATCAGTTATGTTTCTATGATATATCTTTTTTTCTCCTAACCATTTCCAAGATATAGACCATGTATAACCATACCTTTCATACCATATTACATTCTGTTCCCATTTTCTCCAAGTTCTTACAAGATTTGGCATTGTTTCTATGTCAAATATAAGTGTTCTTACTTTATTATTTACCATTTATTTTACTCTTCAATGTTTCGTATCCGTTAATATTAAAAAATGTTGCAGCTCCATGGTCTTCGTCAACATCACCATTTAACCATTGTTCAAAATGCCTAGCCGCACTTTCTTTAAATCTGTCAAGTTCTTCCTGACCATCTGCTAACATCCAATTTCTTTTAGCATATTTTTTAGCACCCTTAGTCATATGGTCTGCCCATCTCTTATACATTACACCATCTCTTATTAATGTGTAATCTATTTTATTATCTGATATATCTCTAACCATTCCTCCATTAAATTGTTTTCTTTCACCACTATCTTTTATTTGAAAATCTTCGTATGTTTCCATTCCCATATTATTTATTCCATTTAATATAATTACGACTATACACTATCCATAGCACTATGTTCATTGGTAGAAGCCCCCACGTGTTGCTTAGGAAAATCCATACTAACCAAAGTAATTGATTTACTAAAGCGAGTACCCATGCTCCACGTTTTTTATTACCTGCAAGTAGCATAGAGTAAGCAGTTATTGCTGATAGTAGGTAAGGGAGGTATTTTATTATTTCTTGTTTCATATTATTTTAACATTTTATTATCTGATAAAACTTGATATATTTGTTCACTAATACTATCCATAAAACCATGAGCAATATCATTTTCTCCAGCAAATGCAGTGTTCATTGCATGACAAATTATTTCATGGAATAATGTAGCTTCTTTAGCTGATTGCTTTGCTGACTTATCTATTCTAATTTCTAGGTTTGAGTAGCTTGTTTCTCCAATATTTTCAGCAAGACTTACTTGTTTTATTTTAAACACATGACCTCCTATTTTTAATTTTGTTGGTATCTTCATATATACAGTGTATCACATTTTACAATAAAAATCAAGTATTTTATCCACATGTCAATATTGTTTTTTAAGTAATAATTTGCTATAATATAAATAAATAACTTAAATATATTAAAAATGAAACAGACATTGTACTTAGGACGTTTTGTATCGGCGTATGGTATACCCTATACAGACATTAGAGCATTTGCACAAGAGCAAAAAGCTACTTGTATTATTACGTTTAAAAATATCCGCCAGAAAATAAAATATTATATCTGCCCGCAAGGTGAGGATAAACAAGATGTAATAATAGAAGCAAAAGAACACGCATTAGAGTATGCAGGTGACGAGGATTTGTACATTACTAATTTTTGTACTGTATGCAACAAGGATGTGGATGGGATACCATGCACAAGCGATAGATGTCCATGTTGAAATGTACCATTTTCCCGACGTCGGCAATATGGTCAAAACTAAAAGACACCCCTAGTGAGTGTCTTTTTTACTATTCTGTTTTTGAAATTTTATTCATTATTTCTATAACTTCACTTGGATAGCTTTCTATAACTGTTCCATTATAGTAATAAAGTTTTTGTTCTGTTGATTTTCCTTTATATACAGGTAAGTTGTTTAATTTATATCCTACAGTTTGAATTGCTTCATCTATAGAATTAAAGGTGATTTTACATGAACCCCAACCAAATGGGTTGTTATCACACATATGTTTACCACCTGATGATTCTCTGATAGATATAGCTGGAAGTAATCTCCAATCTATACCATTCTTATCAGCAACCTCGACCATTTTTTTACCATAACCATATAAAGGCATATTGCGTTCTTTAAAATAATTATCTATTTTATCCGCACGAATATCTTTTTGTTCAACAATATCAATTTTTTCTTCTAATGGGTTACTTGTCTCTTGTAACTTAAAGTCAATATTTAAGTACAGTATTACTAGTAAAGTCACCAGAATCAATCTTTTTATTTGTTTCATATTGGACGAATTACCCATCGTCTATTGGGGCACAACTCCTAAAACCTTAGAGTTTGTACTTATAATTATAACATAATTATTGCTTTTTTGCAATAGTTTTATTATTAATCTTTTTAACTTTTTTATTAACAGGTTTTTTAACAGTTTTATTTTTAGTTGATTTTTTAAGTTTTTTGATATTAGTTTGTTTTGGAAGTTTTCCAATCTCAACTTGTGTTACAGTATCTTTAAATGATTCAATTGGGAAAAATATTTCAAGTTCTATTGATTCTTTTTCAGTAAATCTATTTATTAGCTTTTTAAAAAAATTAACAATGTTATTTTTTAATCTAAATAATGTATTCATATTATAATATATTAAGTACTTCTAATGTGTAGTGTTTCCATTCATCTTCATAAACATAAACATCTAATCCTTCTACAGTCCATCCTGATTTCTGCAACATATTTGCATACATTGAAAGTTGAATTTGATATTTTGATAACTTTGTTTTTGGTAGTTCTTTGAGAACTTTAATATCAGATATAACTTTCAAGTTTTTATCTTCTTCTTCTGCATTAATGTTTATCTTTAAATCTTCTACTCGACATATTTTCTTTTCTGAATCAATTATAGCAATTCTATCTGCTCTGCCACATAATTTATTTTCAACTGACGTAAGTAAAACTTCTGTTTTTACTTCTCCATACTCTTGTCTTATGTTTAAAAAAGATTGTACAATATGTTTTAATAGTGGATGTTTTGGTAATGCATAGTTTTCTTCATCTTCTTTTTTATTTTGAATTATTTCACCAATACCATTTAGTTTTTCATAATTCTCTATAGCTTTATGAACTGTCTTACCAAGAAGAGATGTTAGTTCACTGTTTGTATTCCATAGTTCTTTAATTACATCTTGTGGAACACCCCATGTTTTTTCTAATACAGAAGATATTGTTTCTGCATCAAAATCTTTATAGTATTTTTTAATTTCATTTGTTACACCATTAAACAATTCATCTTTGTAGAAGTATTTATGGTTTACTTCGTCATAATCAATCTCAATATCTTCGTTAAAAGATTTTTCTCTTAACACTAAAGATGAAACCATTTCTTTTTTAGATAATCCACCTTTTTCTGAATACGTTGAGAATAGTTTTTCAACGATACTGATACCAGCACTAATCAAATCTTCTCCCTCATCAGGACTAGAAAGTGTTATTTTAGGTTGTATGTTTCCATACTGTTGGACTGGTATTGTTGCACCAATTTCTATGCTTTCTATTTTCATATATTATCCAACTAATTCAGCAGCTAGTTTAGCCATTTCATCTTTTGTTGGAAAATTAAAATCATACCATACTTTATCTCCATCTGGTCTCTCTACAAGATTTAATAATACGATTTCTCCAGGTTTTAGAAGTGTTGCTTTTGATTCAGGAAAAGCATTTGTTGCATATTTGTTTTCATGGTTTTCTAATTCAAGAATCACACGAACAAAGTTTTTACCTGCATTAATACCTTTTGAATATACATATTCTACTTCGTTACCATCTACCATTTTTGTTTTTTTAATCTCTACTGATTTAATTGTTACTTTTTTAATTGACATAGTTTTTATTTTTATAACCTTTTAATAATATTAGTGTATCACATTTTGTTAATAATTGCAAGTTATCTACTGATACTCCTGTGGATAACCAAGTATTGATTGCAATACACATCTCGGGCACTTTTTATTGCAATGAATAAATATATCTTCAGTATTATAATAAGAGTGTATTTGAACTCTCACTTCTGAAAAATATAACACTGATAGATATACTTTTATTTCTTCATTCATTATACATAACTACTTAATTCATCTAATGATTCTTTAAATGAAAACCCGTTTTTAATTAAGAAGTCTATCGCACCACCACCCTTAGTTCCACAACCAAAACATTTAAATGTATTGTTTGCATTTATGGCACATGATGGTGTTCTATCTGAATTATGAAATGGACAATGTATCATAATTGTTCTTCCATTATTCTTAATACCAAGTAGTGCATGAATACTAACATCTCTAAACATTTTTAGTTCTTCTTCACTTAATTTAAACGTTTCCATTAAAAATCAAAAAGTTCTATTGCTTTTAAATCGACAACTTGTTTTTCTGTAAGAGTTACATTACTTCCACCTATTTTTCCTGTTGCATTGTTTACAGAAAATATTTTACTATTTACTTCACCTTTATTTTTAACAACGTCTATTTCTATTTGGTTCTTTTCAGGACTACTTAACATTATAACTGCTTCAGGAACTTGATACGATGCTGAACCACCTTTCAAATCTTCCATCCTTGGTTTCTTTGGTATAGTTCCAAGACCATCTTGTTTTTTAATGTGGTGGACAACTATGAATATAATGTTTTGTTCTAAACAAATAGATTTCCATTCTTGTAAAACTCTTTTCATTTCGTCTACTTGATTTCCATTGGATGGTAGTAGTGAGTAATCTAAGTGGTCTACTATAACAACTCTTACACCAAAAAATCTCTTTGCTTTTTCAACAACTGATTTAACATCATTTGTTCCAGGAAGTGAGAAGTATAATGGTAGTTCTACAACATCAGGAATAATTTTTTCCCACTCACTATCTTTCATTGCAATTAATTCATCTTCTGTTTTATTGTACTTAACTTGTATAAATCTACCACCAACTGTTTTTATACCTCTTTCAAATGGAAGCACTAATGTTGGTATTTTCTTCTTCATTAATTCATCAGCTATGTTCATGACATAACTAGTTTTACCGATACCACTAACACCTGAAACCATAACCATCCAATCATCATCCATTTTAACAAATGGCATACAATCTAATTGTAATCTTGATTCACCTTTTTCTCTTATTGAATTAATAACATCTGTTACACCAAGATATTCATATTTATAGAATGCAAGAGATTTTCTGATTAAATCTGAAAATCCATTTTTATCATATTGTTTAAAGTATTCATTTGCATCTTTAATACCTTCTGGGTATAAAACCTCGTAAGATTTGTCTGTACCGATTCTTTGAGACATTTCTCTTGCAGATTTTTTACCTCCCTTGTCGTTATCATATGCAATATAAACTTTTGGTATATTATCTATTAACTCTAACCACATTCCATAACTTTCTTTTCCTGATGATGGTGATATGACATTTTTAAAACCAGCTTGCCAAGCAGACATTGCATCAAATTGACCTTCTGTTATTAATATACCTCCTTTTTCTTTTGCTAAGTCTATACCCTTCTCGTTAAAAATCCATACTTCACCACCCTTCTCTTGGCTATATCTTTGTTTTGCATTTTCATCAATATGTCTGTATTTAATATTTACAAGTTCATTTCTTTTGTACTCAGGTATTGCTATTGCATTTTTTGTTTCATCATACCCTAAATTAAAATATTTAATAGTCTCATCATTAAGATTTCTTTGTATTTTAAGATAGTCTAATGCTACTGGTGAGTTCCATAATGCATCATTTAACTCTTTTAGTTTTTCAATAGATGGTCTTACAAATATGTTTTGACCACCAACTGAATCCCTAATACTCTGTATTTTATTTTGTAGATTTGTCATTTAGTTGTTTTAATACTTCTATTGAAGAAAATAATTCATTTATATCAACAGAAAAGTATTCTTCATTAAAATTAAAACCGACCACACCACCTTCTTCTAATTCAATTAAGACACTTCCAACATCTTCTCCTCCATAAAATGCATCTATTTGTATTTTCATATTACTTATTATTAATCTATTAATTCGACCACATCATTATCTCTTTGTCCTGCTTCTTCTATTAGCTTATCTAGTTTTATTTCATCGAATATTTCTTTTTCTATTTCTTCAACACAAAATTTACATTGTGTATTTATATTTGTTCCTTTTATTTTCATGTTAGTTGATTAATAAATTTTATATAATCTCCAGTATAGCATACTGACATATCTACGAGTACTCCACAAGTTTGTCCTCTCATAAATTCACTAAACTTTCTATATTGTTCTGGTGTCAATAGGTACTCTTGTATATCAGAAAACAATAACCCTAATTCTATTCCTCCTTTTGATATGATGTAATTTTTGTAATTTTCCATAATTATTATTTATAATTTTTAGTAAAAGTTATTTCATCTCCATTTTTACATAATCTATCAAAAATATACCATTCATGGATTCCAGGAATAAATTTTTTTGGTATAAATGTTATTCTAATAATTCCTTCATTGTTATTTCTTTCAAGCATTCGTGATTTTACCAATATAGAAACTTTACCATCTGGGATATATGGTTCTCCGCATAACTTATCATAAATATACCAAGATATTCTATTTAATAATCCTCTTTTTTTATATAATGATGTTATTCTTTTTGTCATATTTAATATAGCTTGATTTATAACGACCTTTTTATAGTAAGCTATTGACGTTCTTTATTAAGTTTGTCATAAATTAGCTCACTTGTCTTAAATGATAACTTATTCTTCGGAGAGAAAGCAAGTCTTTCACCCGTTGACGGATTTCTAACTATATTTCTTTTATAAACACCATGATTTAGAACACCTATATTCTTAAAAACTAGAGAATTTCCATTAAGTATTTCTTGTTCTAGTAAGCTAAAATAGAGTGTACAAAACTTCTTTACTTGTTTTTTTGTAATATTTCGTTTGTTTAAAGCACTTGTGTTTAAAAGCTGTGTCAGTTCTTTTTCAAGAATAACTTTTGCTGATATGTTTATTTTGTCTTGAACCATATTTTATTACTCATTATTTTCTTTTAACTTTCTTTTGTTCATATTTAACCATTGCTTGAAAAATTGGGGCTTGTAGATTTCTTACATCTATACAAACTCCACCTAAAGGTGACCAACCATTTTTAATCCAAGTATTTACTTTTTCTGCAAAGTCATTCGCTCCACCACAGATGACATCATATTCTATAATTTTAGCCATATTTAAATTCTTAATATCCAATAAATAAATTCTTTAATCTTTTGTCTTGTTTTTCTTGCTCTGGCACGTTTGCACTCTGCACAATAATCACCTTTTACATAATCAAACTGTGTAATAAAAAGTCCAAGTGTTACAATAACTATGTATATAATGATTATTGTCTTTATACCTTTCATACAATTTACTTAATTAATTCCCATAAAAACTCACAAAACTCGTCTGACTGGTCTAGGATATTGTCTTTATTACGCTTGTATTTGTGTACTATTTCAACAGTGTAAAAATCTAATTTAGAATATTCTATACCAATAATAAATAACGCTTCAAATATATCAGCTAGGCATATAGGTTGTCCGATGATTTCAAGACTTTCATGAGATATAGGAGGGCATAATTCTTTTTTAGTTCCTTCTTCATCCCAAAAAACTAACCATACGCAATTATATCTTGTTTCTATAACGCTACATTGATTTTTTTTCAAAGTAGACTTCACACCCAAACTCTAACTCTTTCTTTTGCGGGAGCAGTTCGTATATACGTTCTACGCATTGTTGTTGTATTGATTTCATGTTAGTTATTTAATCTGTTATTTATAATATCTATATATTCTTGTTCTTTTTCAATGAGTATATAGTTACGATTAAGGTTTTTACAAGCTACTCCAGTTGTTCCTGAACCTGCTGCGTTATCTAACACTAGGTCTCCTTCGTTTGTGTAGGTTTTGATAAGATATTCAAAGAGGGCTACTGGTTTTTGGGTGGGGTGAACTATTTTACTGAAATGTTCTTGTATTACTTTTAAGATACTTTTAGGAAATCTCCATCCATCATCTTTTTTCGTTTTTATTGTAAATTTTGAGTCAATCCTTTCGTTGTAAGTTTCAATAGTGTTAAATGTTTTTCTATTATCTTTAATCCCCACATATTCCATTTGTGGGTTATAAATAGTTTTACCATTACAAAACACAAGTATGTTTTCGTGAAACTTTAAAGGTTGGACTTTTGATAACATCGGATTGCTTGCTCTGTTTTTCTCCCATATCCACTCATACTTAAACATCTTAGGGTTGCTCATCACTAAAGCACTTGTAAAAGGTTGGCTCGCTGTTAAAACTATCGCTCCATTGTCTTTAATAATTCTTTTATACTGCTCCCATAACGGTTCAAAGGGAATAATTGTGTCCCACTTACAGGCTGTCGTGCCATAAGGTAAATCACAAAGTATCATATCAATACTCTTATCAGGTATATCTTTCATTACTTCTAAGCAATCTCCTTGATAACAAATATTAGTTTTCATATAATTTTCATTTAATTTACTAATAGTTTAATTATTTGCTAATACATTCTAGTTATTTTAACATCTCCTTTATAACCTCTTTTATAATAAAGACAACCGCAAGGAAAGCCAAAGGGGAAACCAATTTTACCACCGCTGCCAAGCATTACTATTTCTTTAAGTCCTCCGTATTTTTCTATTTCCTTTTCTATCTTTTGGCTCTTAAATGCTTTAGCTAACGGAACAAGAAATACTATATTATCAGCTACTTCAAAAGATTTTAAAAGAAACTTGTCATAAATAGAATACGGTGGATTTGTAATTATCCAATTTACTTTTTTATTATAATCAAAGAAATCTTTACATTCATCTATTTCACACCAATCTTTTTTACCTTTTATGTTGTTATAGAAACTACCACTACCTCTACAAGGTTCTAAAGTAATACCAGTTGGATTAAAATGCTCAATAATCTTGATAGCAACATCTTCTCTTGTCATTACCTTATCGGTTTGATTTTGCTTTCCAGTTTTATTAGGTTTAACGAACATATAATTTATATTTAATTTACCAATAGTTTAATTATTTCACAGCCAACTCTTTCTTTTATAACTTCACAATACTTTTCGTCTTGTTCTATTAAGATGAAGTTTCGGTTTAGATTTTTACAAGCTACTCCTGTTGTTCCTGAACCTGCACAGTTATCTAATACTAAGTCGCCTTCGTTGGTGTAGGTTTTAATAAGGTATTCAAAGAGTGCTACTGGTTTTTGTGTGGGGTGGACATACTTGCCGTCTACTCCTTGTGTGATAATTGTTTTAGGATATTTATGTGTGCGAATTATTACCTCTCTTTGCTTTGTTGTTTTTCCACCCATTATTGCTGTTCTTGTATCACCTATATTTCCATCAGAAGAATATCCTTTTTGTGGTTTATCCATTAAAACCATTTGAGGATTATATTTTGTCTTTCCCTTTCCGAAAACAAGTATATTCTCGTGTTGTGCCATTGGTCTGTGTTTAGCCACAAGATGACCCCTGCCTGTGATTTTGTTCCACACCCATTCATACTTAAACCAATCTATATTACTCATCACCAACGCACTAGTAAAAGGTTGTGAAGCAGTTAAAACTATAGCCCCATTATCCTTTATTACTCGCTTGTACTGTTCCCAGAGTGGCTCAAAGGGAATGATAGTATCCCATTTACAAGCAGTAGTTCCATAAGGTAAATCACACAGTATCATATCAATACTCTTATCAGGTATGTTCTTCATTTCTTCTAAACAGTCGCCGTGAATTATTTTATCCATTTCTTTTCTCCACAGTAAGATGTGAGCTTTTATAATGTGCCTGTTTTGTGGGGGCAAGGTTTGACTTGCAGTTACCAGACTTTTTACCCTTTTGACTTATAACATCTCATTCCAGATTTCCACATTAAAGGGATGATGTTCGCTCTCGAAGTCCGCCTGAGCTTTCTTTCGTCTAAGGGCATGTAACTATTCATAATTCGGCTCACTGTCCGCCACCCCACAAATCCGACACACTATATTTAATTTTTAAAGGTTAGTTATTTTCAAGCTCCCCAATCTTCTAATGAATCATAAGGGTCATAAGAATCATCATCATCATATTCCCCTTGATATTCGTCCCATTTTGCTTCGCTCATATTATTATTTCTTAGTTAGTAGTGGTAATGATTTCATAGCATAGTCAATCGCTGGTATAAGACAAACTTTTTCATCATAAGCAATAACTGGCATGTCGGTTGTTCCTTGATTTTGAAATTCATTTAATATAATTGCATTATATCTACATATATCTTTTATTGTGTATCCACCAAGTAAATGTATTATTTTTTCTTTCATATCCTTTATTTAATTAATACCCATAAATACTTACAGAAATCATTTGATTGTTCTAGGAGGTTGTCTTTTGAGAATTCTGCTAAATCAATAAGTTTTATTATTGCTTCGTCTCGTTCTTTTTTGTCAAAAAACTTGTGATGTTCATATGTAATAACTGCATTTATAACATTTGATATGGTTATAGGTTGTCCGATGATTTCAAAATGTTCCTTTGGTGCAAGATATACTTTCATCGCACCATAATTTAAATACGCAATTTGTTCGTATGCTTCGCCAACGACTACACCTTGATACATTTCACTTTTGATTACCTCACACCCAAACTCTAACTCTTTCTTTTGCGGGAGCAGTTCGTATATACGTTCTACGCATTGTTGTTGTATTGATTTCATATTAATTAAGCTAATAACACAAATACGCCAATAATTAAAATAAATATTTGTATTGATACAACAATTGTCGGTGTATCATATAGTATTTGATTTCCATTTTTTAAAACAGCATAAACTTCTTTTGGATATTTAGACCTTGCTTCTTTACTATATTTAGGCGGATATTTTTCTATTGCGTAAGATATATTATCTGTAATATATTTTCTAATTTTAAACATTACAAAAGGAGATAATAAACCTTGTACTATTAAAATTATTCCTACTATATATTTTGTTTCCATTTTTTTCTCCACAGTAAGATGTGAGCTTTTATAATGTGCCTGTGGGGAAATAGTAGTTGGCGAGACTACCTCTTGCAATACCTTTGCCACCTTTTTTATGGTTCCTGATAACTCCGTTCTCGTTCACGGACAGGCGAAGCATTCACCGAGAATAACATCTTCGTTAAGTTGCTCATATTTCCCCCACCGACACACTATATTTAATTTTTAAAGGTTAACTACTTATAATAAACCATCCAAATGGCAATATAATTTTATTGACAAAATCTTTTTGTAAGTATTGATACTCATATATTCCATCTTCAATTTTGCAAAGTAAATATTTTTCTTCCATATTCTATTTCTCTTTTACTTCTAATAAATCAAATATTACTTTTAAAGCTATTTGAAAACCTGCTTTTAAATCTTGGTTTTCTATAAATTCACTTGTAACTTGCATTTTTTCTATCTCTTTGTCCATATCCTCAACAATACTTTCTGCTAAATGTGGGGCTTTATTTCGGATGTCGGAGAGGGCTTGGTTGTAGCCCTTATTGTATTCGTCTCGGTGTTCTAAGAAAGTACCATTTTTAAAATCTTTCCTATTATCTCCAACCATTTCTAGTATCTTCTTTGTTATTATTTCTTTCATAGGGTTACTCATTGATAAGTTTACTAATTTTAGATATCCACCAGTTTGCTACTTCTTGCCATGTTGGAATTTTGTTATTCATCATTTCATTCATAGCCCATTGATAGTATTCTTCTTTTAGTTGCTCGTACATTTCTTCCATACTAAATTACTAAAATTAAACCTATTACTAATAATGGCAAACCTATTGCAATAAAAATAAATGCAAAAAAACTATTAATATAAAACTTTTCTTCTAAATAATCTGAAATTCGAGAAGAAATTATCGCCCAAATGATAACTAAAAAAACAGATAAGAAAGCTCCTCCTAATTCTTTATTTGTTATATCATTTTCCTCACAAAATTGTTTTCCGTCTTGGATGATACAGTTTACTTTTGTCTGTACTGGTACTATCATTGGTGCTACTGGTATCATATTAATTCTCTAATATAACTTTAGACTTACTCAACAGTTTATCAAGTATATCTGCTTTTAATTTATATTCTTCTTTTTCTATAAAAACTTCTTTTATAACTTCAAATGTGCGAATATCTTTTTTGATTGTATAATCTTTTTCTTCTATTTTTTCTCCATTCAATTCTTTTTCAATATCTAATAACCACTCCATGTAATCAAATAATATTGTTGGGTCTTTTACCCCATTTAAAGTAAATTCACTATCTGCCCTATCTGAGTATTTAGTTATTTCTACACAATTTTTTTTAATTGAACAATAACCATTTACATCTCCATTAGACTTATCAAAATAAATATCAATATTACCAACTTTAGTGGTTCCACTCCAAAATTTAAAGTCACCACGATGTTCTTCTAAATACTTTTGTTTTGCAAGTTCTAAAACTTGTTTAAATTTTTCTACGAAATTCATATTATTTTAACTCTTCAATTTTACATATATGCTCTGCTAATTTACCTTTAATGTGTGGTGAATTTTTATTAAGTAATATATCTTTATATACTCTAATTCCACATCCTTCACATTTAATCCATAGTTCTTCTGTTTCCATAGTTTTTATTATTTATCTTTATAATATCACTGTATCACAATTTTATAATTATTGCAATAAAGTTATTAACAGTCTATTTTATACTATTCATATACTCTGCGACCCACGTTAATGTATCTTGACTATCATCAAATTTTATATTTAATATATTTCTAGCATATACTTCATACTTTGTAGTATTTGCTTTAAAAATATAAATTGAAAATGTTTTATTTAAAAGATACTCATATTCTTTATTATCTCTACCATCAATACCTTTCCATGAAAAGAGAATAATTAATAACATTGCAATCTGTATC